TTATCGATACATAAATGGGATGCGCTGGGAGGAAATCGCAGTGCGGATGGATTTTAATTATCGCTGGGTGCTTCGTCTGCACAGGAAAGCATTAAACCAAATCAGCGAACAGGCCATTGAAAGCCACATAAAAACAGTGATACAATTATAGTGGAATTAGACAGGAACACCTCCTTTTGAACTCTCCTTAAAACGCAAAAAGCCGCCTGCCCGAAAGGACAAGCGGCTTTTGTGTGCCTTATTTTGCAGAAGAGGATCTGCTTTCAAGATATTGCGTGATCGCCCGACGGATAAACTCCGCCTTGCTGATACCGTCAGTCTTGATAGCCTCTTCCCATTGAGCAACAAGGTCTTTTTGTAGGCGCACAGCGATTTGAGAATAGGCTTTGTCCAAATATCGCTGCTTGACCTGAGTAGATGTTTTTCCCATAGAGCACCTCCTAAAAGATGGAACAGATCATGAAATACAGGAAGAATAAAAGTCCTGCAAGAGTCAGCAATTCAATTACAAGTTTAAAAATATCTTTTTTCATGATTGCATTTTGGAAAGCGGTTTGGTATACTTAAGGTAAAGGGAGGGGGCTTGCGCCCCAACCCTTAACGGAAAAGTTTGATAAGAATTAAAATCCAGCCGGCCAAGCTGATAATTCTTATCGTGAGCTCTTCGAGTTGTGCTACCAGCTTGATGAGCTCTTTTATTTTGCTTTCCATTTTGTTCACCTCCCTTCATTGATTATATTATAGCATACTGATAGCAGTATGTCAATGTATTTTGAGTAAAAACCGCTTAAATATGCGGATTTTTTATATTTTTTAAGCCGGATTTCTTTTGGAAAGACCGGCTTTTTTCATGCCTGTTTTTATGTTTAAACTTGAGAAAAGCAATAAGAAAGAAGGGCATTTTTATGAACCTCAAAAAACTTATGTACAAATTGCAGACTGCCCTTCTTTGCAAGGGTGTCAAGGTAAAAATCAATCAGTTTCAGTCCTATTCAGAACAAAGCAAGCGAATGATAACAAAATATGTGCTAACTGTGCCAAGGCAGCATGGGAATAAAATAAAAAATGAGAAACTTCTGGAAAGTTATCGAATTTCAGATGTTGTACAGAAGTTGGCAGAGTTGCTAAGGAGTGAAAGCGGATGAAGCTGACACCAAAGCAGAAAAAGTTTGCTGAGTATTATATCAAATGCGGAAATGCGACTGAGGCCGCAAAAAAGGCGGGATATAGCGAAAAATCAGCGTATGCTATTGGACAGGAAAACTTGAAAAAACCTGTAATTTCTCAATATATAGCAAAACGCATGGAAAAACAGGACAAAGCATTGATCGCAGATTCCAACGAAGTGCTGCGATTCTATTCCGCTGTCATGCGCGGCGAGGTAAAAGACCAGTTCGGACTGGATGCCTCCCTGTCTGACCGGCTCAAAGCGGGCGACAGTCTGATGAAGCGATATGCCGCGGGTGATCGCTCACAGGATGCAATGGAGCGGCTGGACGGATTATTAAAGGAGTTTCGAGATGCTGTTAAGTCCGAAACAGATTGAGTTTGTGCGGTGTGCCAATCACCGGTGGAACTTTAAGGGCGGGGCGACCCGTTCAGGCAAAACCTATCTTGATTTTAAGTGGATTATCCCCATGCGGATTCGGGAGCGGGTCGGAATGGATGGCTTGTCGGTCATCCTCGGCGTCACCAAGTCCACCATCGAGCGAAATGTGCTCGAGCCGATGCGCAACATCTACGGTGATGAGCTGGTCGGCGTGATTTCCAGCGACAACACCGCACGAATCTTTGGCGAAAAGTGCTACTGTCTGGGTGCAGAGAAAATATCTCAGGTATCAAAGCTTCGGGGCGCTTCCTTCAAGTACTGCTACGGCGATGAGGTAGCGGACTGGTCGGAGGATGTGTTCGCACTCCTAAAAAGCCGACTGGACAAGGATTATTCCTGCTTTGACGGGACATTCAACCCGCAGCATCCCGACCACTGGCTCAAGCAGTTTCTGGACAGCGATGCCGATATCTTCAGTCAGACCTATACTATCGACGATAATCCTTTTCTTCCGGAAGCGTTTAAGGAAAATCTGAAAAGGGAATATGCGGGGACGGTGTTTTATGACCGCTACATCCTCGGGCTGTGGACCAGAGCCGAGGGGCTTGTCTATCCGATGTTCAGTAGTGAGAAGCACATCTTCTCCGAACACGGTACAGAGGGGACTTATTATGTGTCAATGGACTATGGAACCATCAACCCGACCGCGATGGGACTGTGGCGGCTGCACAACGGGAAGGTCTTCATGGAAAGAGAATACTATCACGACAGCCGCAAAGAGCGCAGGCAGAAGACCGACGAGGAATATTATCAGGACCTTGTCGCCTTTGTCGGTGATACGCCGATTCAGCGTGCCATCATCGACCCCAGTGCGGCAAGCTTCAAGGAGTGTATCCGCAGGCATGGGAAATTCCATATCAGCGATGCCGACAACTCGGTGCTGGATGGGATTCGCTTTACCGGGACATTGATTGCTCAAGGAAGGTTGAAAATTCATGAGAGCTGTATTAGCACCATCAAAGAGTTCGGGGCGTATCGCTGGGACGAAAAGGCGGGGCAGGATGCCGTCATCAAGGAAAATGACCACAGCATGGACCAGATGCGGTATTTCTGCCAGACGATGAGAAGAAAGCTCCGATAGGGAGGTGGGAAGGATGATAAAAGAAGCATGGCAGAGTGTAAGGAGGTGGTTTAGCAGGATGTTCGGAAAAGATGTGATCAGGCAGGCGGTACAGGTAGAACCGGCGGCATCTGATGAGATGACAAACGCATTAAAACAGTGGATGGATGCCTTTGCAGGAAGTCCGGGGTGGCTCAGCCGCAAGCACCCGCGAACAATCAACCTTGCGTCCACCTCCTCCTTGTATCTCGCCAGACTGGTCAATGCAGAGCTTCATTTTAAGGTGGAAGGCTCGGAGCGGGCGAACTTTTTGCAGCAGCAGGTCGACCGCTACGTCCTCCCGCAGATCACTGCGAGGACTGAGGAAGCAATCGCAGGCGGCTGCATCGCCTTAAAGCCGTATCTGTACGGCGGTGGGATTGCGGTCGATTTTGTGCGGGCAGACCGATTTTATCCGCTGACCATCGAGCCGACAGGGGATGTGAAGGAAGCGGTCTTTGTTGATCAGCGCAGCAGCGGCGGGTATATCTACACCAGACTGGAACGCCACTACTTTGTGGATGGGGTGTACCACATCGGCAACACCGCATACAAAAGCAGGAGCGCGGAAAACTTAGGAACGCAGATCAGTTTGAGCGACTTTATACCGTGGGCAGAAATTGAGCCGGTCGTTGCAATCGAAGGAATCAGCAAGCCGCTGTTTTCGGTGCTGCGAATGCCGTTTGCCAACACAGTGGACGGTTCAAAACTTCCGGTGTCGATGTACGCAAACGCAATGGACACTCTGCGGGATATCGACTTTATGTATTCCGATTACTGTTTCGAGTTCCATTCTGGACGCCGTAAGATGATAGTTGCAGAAGAGGCGCTCAACAGGCGAGACGACGGTTCCTGCATTCTCCCGGTGGACAGCGATGCAAGCGACTATTACAAAGCGCTAGACTTTGGCAACAATCCTGACAAAATGTTTGAGGATTACACGCCGGAGATCAGACAGCAGGCATATCAGGATGGCATGAACCAGCTTCTGCGTATCTACGAAGCTCAGACTGGCGTTTCCTCCGGAACATACTCGCTGGATGTGCAGACCGGAGCAGTGACTGCCACACAGGTCATCAGCGAGGACAGGAACACCTATTACACCGTCAGCGACATCCAGCGGCAGAGCAAGGCAGCACTCGAACAGCTGGTCGAAGCGATGGACGTGATGGCAACGCTCTATCAGCTGGCACCATCGGGCAGTTACGAACTGACGGTATCGTTTGGGGACAGCGTCTTTGAGGATACCGCGACCGAGTTCAGCCGCCGGATGCAGCTGGTGAGCATCGGCATGAAGCCGGAACTGTTGCTTGCATGGTATTTTGAGGTGTCGGAAGAGGAAGCAAGAGGGATGCTCGGGGAGATGAGCAGGTTGGTCGATGATGGAGGGATGGTTTAATGCTGACACCGCAATATCTTGCCAGAGCACCGGACAGAATCGTGAACCTCTATCAGAAGCTGGAAGACTTTATCATAGCCGACCTTGTGCGCAGGCTCACCACCTCGGTGGGAAAAGTAGCAACCCAGACCGCTCTCCACCAGTTGCAGCAGGCGCAAAGCTGGGGACTGAACATCGACAAGATACAGGCTGAGGTTGCAAGAATCACCGGGCGCAGTGAAGCGGAGATCATGGTGCTGTTTGACGATGCGATGCTCGAGGCGGTCAAGTATGACAACCCCATCTATGAAGCCGCAGGCATGGAACCGCCGGACAGCGAGAGCGAACAGCTCGACAACTTTATCAAGGCGTCCCGCCGCAGAACGGGGGAAGAGCTTCACAACCTGACCCAAAGCATGGGATTTGCAAAGCGGGTGGGGGACAGGCTCATCTTCCAGCCGATTGCGCAGTACTATCAGAACACCCTTGACTTTGCGCTGATGCAGGCGCAATCCGGTGAGCTGGATGTGGTGTCGGCAATCCGAAAAGCGGTGGCGGAGATGGCGGGCGGCGGCCTGCGGGTGGTGGACTATGCGAGCGGGCACACAAACCACATGGATGTAGCAGTCCGGCGGGCGGTGCTGTCCGGAATTAAGGACACCGCAAGGGAAACCTCCCGGATGCGCGGCGAGGAGATGGGTGTTACCATCTGGGAGATCTCCGCCCATTCCGGTGCACGCCCCACCCACCAGAAATGGCAGGGAAAGCGATTTGACACCACCGGCACCTACTACCCCACCGAGCAGGAACTGACACATGGGGAACTAAACGACTACGGCTGACGGCACGACGTCCATCCCGTGCCGGATAAAGACGCCCCCTATACATGGAGCAGGGAAGATCTGAACAAGATCGACCCCGCTCCTTTTGTATTTGAGGGGAAAACCTATGACGCCTACGCTGCCACCCAGCAGCAGCGAAAGATCGAGCGGGCGATGAGAAAGACAAAGCGGGAGCTGATTGCATGGAATCAGGTGCTCAAAAACTGCCCGGAGGAAAGCCGGGAAGCCATTCAGGCGGAGTTTGACGCTCTGTCGGCAAGGCTTAAACTGCAAAGGAATCTGTACCGGCAGTTCTCCAAAGCGGCGGGGCTGATCGAGCAAAACGAGCGTGCGCAGGAGTACGGCTTTGACCGCAGTCTGTCCGCGAAGTCCAGCGCAGGCGCAAAACGATATGAAAGGAGCAAAACACCATGAGTTTGTTTGAATTACTGGCAAAGCACGGCATCGAGGTGCCGGAAGAGAAAAAGCAGGGACTCGAAACCGAGTTCTCCGAAAGCTACAGGGAAGCGCAGGAGTTTAAGGAGCTGAACACAGAGCTGGAAGGAGTCAAAGGACAACTTTCTCAGGCAAACGAGCAGATCGCAGGCTTTAAGGAGCTTGACATCGAGGGAGTTAAACAGAAAGCCGCCGAATGGGAACAGAAATACAATCAGGCGAGATCGGAAGAGCACACGTCTGAACTCCA